CGGAGTCAACCGGGTTGGAAGTTCAAGGGAATGGTTGATGCCAATGTTCAATCTTGGATCGCTAGTGGGGGAATATATGGACATCATTGGGAAAATAAGTACCAGATGTGTCATCCCCAACCTGAATCTAATTATCGTGGTACTTCTAAGTACGAACGAGAGCAACCGGTTTTAGATCCTGAGGCCTGGGCCTGGAGTGGCGAGGCCACCTACAAACACTTCATGCCGTTTATGAGCAATTCTGTGGTCGTAGATCACGATATCGCTACAGCTGAAGCGGTCAAGACAACTAGTCCTGGCTACCCAGATAATTTGTATCATATAAAGAAAGGCACGCTTTTAGCTACGGAGGAATTCATTGAAAGCCAAGAAGAGTATTATGAGAGGTTGTCTACTGATGACCCAATACCAACTTTTTGGAACTTGTCTGACAAGTATGAACTCCGAGCAAAAGAAAAACTTGTCTTAGGGAAAATTAGAGCTTTTTGCGCTTCGAGCGCTAGGCATTCCCACGCCAATACAAGACTTTGCCACGACATGAATAGGAAGTTTTACCGATCTGCGGGTCGTTCAGCTTCTTTTGTCGGTGGAACTAAGTATTTTGGTGGTTGGAATCGTTTAGTTAATAGGTTAAAGAGACACCGGCTTGGGTTTGAGCTGGATGAGTCTGACTATGATGCTTCTGTCTTCCGTGCGGCTTTGTGGGGTCAGTGTGATATGCGTTACCGCTTTTTGCGGGCTGATCATCAAACTCCTGAAAATATGCAAAGATTGCACAATCTTTATTATGATATAATTCACAGTATAATGGTGACTCCTTTAGGAGATGTTATTGTGAAAGACACGGGTAATCCGTCTGGGCAAGGTAATACGATAGTTGATAATACTATGATTTTATATCGATTGCTTGCTTATGCGTATTATTTGCTGTGGAAGCAGCAACATTTGAAAGATCCCGAACGTCTCAAAGAGCTTCAGAAGATGCTAGAGCGTAATGAGATAACAAATGACCAAGAACTTGATGAAGTGTCTATTGAGGAAGAGATTAACCTCATTAAAAAACGAGCCCTGAGTTTTGCCCACTTCGCGCGAGACGTGGAAATGGCTTTGAACGGAGATGACAATACATTCAGTGTTGCTGACGAAATTATCGGTTGGTTTAATGCCCGAAATATCGCGGAAATCTGGACTGGAATTGGTGTCACTACAAAATCCCCTAATTGGGATCCGTTGCCTGTGGAGCAATTGAACTTCCTTTCTCATAGTACACGTTTTGATGAGAAAATGGGTCTGTACTTACCAGTGCCTGAACACGAGAGGATAATGGATAGTTTACTCTATGCCAGTAATAATCCTGATGTTCGGTGGAGCTTGCTGCGTGCTTATGCTCTGCGAATAGAATCCTGGCCTAATCTTAAAACCAGGGAGGCGATTTGGTCGTACATAAATTATATATGGATAAAGCATGCCGCTCAACTCAACGGCAGCGTAATGTGCGTTAAGTCAGGAGAGATGATGACGTATCAAGATATTTCTAATATTTTAATGAGTGACAAGGAACTCGAAAAGTTATATGGCGGTTATGAAAATTCGGAGTCAAGCCCGGATGTGCGCAGCTTAGGTGAGCTTGAACGCGTACAAAAACTGTCGTATGCCCTTATTCACTAATCTTACTATTGATACTCGTCGAGATACACAAATCGACCAACAACCGCCGCTAAGTTTTTGTAGCCGTTGTTTTATCCTCTTCTTCTGTTGCCTAAATGTCCCGCGTTCCAAGACGCGAGGCGATAATGGCCGCTCAGGCTCGTAAGGCTGGGTTGACTCAATGTGGTACCGAGTGGCTTATCCAGGCACTCGATCCATTTCATGACACGATGCGTACACCGACAGGGTATCCTGATACCAATGCGAATGCGTCGGTCATACAGTGCGTAAAACAATCTTATCAGGTTGCAGCTCCCATTGCAACTGGAAACTGGGATTGTAATATTGTTATGCTCCCCTGGGTCAACGGGATTAACATGGTAAACGCAACAACAAATGGCGCTTCCAATGCGAATAATCCGACTCAGAATGTACTTACTCAGGCAAATCCGAGCGGAGTAAACAATCCAATTGGTGGTGTGCAGATTATTTCTGCTGCCAGTGGAACAGCACTTGATATCGGGGTTATTACTACTACCGCCGGCACAAGTCAGAATACTTCTAACACAGTTCCTGCTCAGTATTTGCAGGGCAATTCTCGTGTGGTCGCGATGGCGATGGAGATTGCAAACACAACGAGTGACTTGAATCGTCAGGGTCTTGTCACTGTGTACCGTGTTCCTGTTCCACAGAATGATGATGGTACTACTATGTACATCAGTAATAATGTAAGCGGTGATAATACCATATTTAATGGAAGCGCTGATGTCGTCTATGTTCCAAAACCACCGACGACAATAGCTAATGCTCAGCTCTTCGCTGGTACTCAGGCGTGGAAAGCCGCCGACGGTTCTTATAACGTCGCCGGATTTAATACACCTGATGTTCCAGCTGGTGGCATTGGTTGGACTCAACCCGCTATGTATCTGTCCTCGCAAACTGATGCGACCGTTTTGTTCCCTGTTATGGGGAGACATGCTTTTGCCGGACCTGCTGGCCCGCCTAGCAACGGTTATGCTTCAGTTTCCAATATTGCTTGGACAGAATTTGATATGAGTGGATCGTTCTTTACGGGATTGTCCAACTCTACTACTCTTACTGTAAACTACGTGTTATATATTGAGCGTTTCCCGACTCAAGACGATCTTGATTTGATCGTGGTCGCCAAACGCTCGCCGGAGTATGATATTAAAGCCCTGGAAGCATACTCTGAAATATACCAGTCCTTGCCTGTGGCGGTACCGTTCGGTGAGAACGGTTGGGGAGACTGGTTTGACACGATAGCTAATACTGCGTCGTCGGTGCTTAGTGCAATACCGCATCCGTACGCGCAGGCCGGTGCTGTGCTCGTTAAGGGGGCTAAATCGATTAAGGATTCCTTTGATCAGCCGGCTTCTGACACCCGTATTCCGCAGGCCCCTCCTATGAGTTCTCGACCTAGTAGGAACTTGAATCGTTCACAGCTCAAAGGAGCGAAGGCGAAACTAAAGAAGGTGGTTACTCGTGAAAACAAGTTCGAAAACCGTGTTCGGAACGAACTGAAAGGTGTTGGTAAAATAGTCCGTGGTAAAGGTGCTCCACGAGCTCCGCGCCGTTAATGAAAACATGTCTGTGACTGTTTCTTGCTTGTTATGAGTTTGTTTGTCCATGTTTGAAAATAGGCCGCACGGTTTATTTTTTCCGTTGAGCCTACTTCATGTGTGTTGGTGTGTTTAGTTACTATTCTGCTGCTGCCGAAGTTATACTTTTACGTTTGGTGCGTTTTCGCGCGCATCATTAAGGTCGCTTTTTGCTTGACCCGTGTTTCTAGTAGGTTTAAGAACAGAGATGAAAGCAAACACTATGGTACTCTAAGCGAGGAAGGTGTTCTGAATAAGAACCGATCCCTGTGTGGTGAATTAAATCGCCTCTAGAGGTTAATAAACCAG